GTGGCTTAACAACAACAAAGAAAGGCTATCAAGAGGAGCTAAGAGACAAGTTAGCTTCCCAAGGTCATTTAGATAGAGCTGTTGATATTGTTGATCGCATGGATGATAAGACACTAGAGCTAAATGATATGCAGATATTAGAGAAAGCCTTCAACGCTAGAATGCGATTAGTGGACAAATACCTACCCAGTATTAAGGCAGTTGATCTTAATGCTACTGTTGATCTTGATGGTGAGATACACATCACATGGCAGAAGTAGTCATACCCTATAAGCCAAGAGAATTACAGGAAGGCTTACACGATAGCATGAAGCGATGGAATGTCGTTTGCTGTCATCGTCGCTTTGGCAAAACAGTATTTGCTATCAACCATTTATTAAGGGATTGCCTAACATCAAACAAGGAGCGCCCACGTTATGCCTACCTTGCCCCAACATACAAACAAGCCAAAACGATCGCTTGGGATTACTTGCAGCACTACTCAAGACCTATTCCAGGCATTGTAATCAATCAAGCTGAATTAAGAATCGACTATCCCAATGGTGGGCGCATACAGTTATTTGGTTGTGATAACCCAGACGCATTGAGGGGAATTTATCTCGATGGTTGTATATTGGACGAATACGCACAAATGCCATCAAGTCTGTTTGGTGAAGTCTTAAGACCAGCGCTATCGGATAGACAAGGATGGGCCTTGTTCATAGGTACGCCAAAGGGTAAGAATGCTTTTTATGATTTATACGAACACGCCAGCAATGATGATCGATGGTATGCGGTAACGTATAAGGCGAGTGAAACAGGTGTTGTGGCAGATGAAGAACTAACAGACGCAAAGGCCATAATGACAGATGACGAATATGAGCAAGAGTATGAATGCTCGTGGACTGCTGCTATTAAGGGTGCTGTGTATGGTAAGGAGATGGCAGCTTGTTTAAGAGATAAGCGCGTAGGATTTATTCCTGTTGAGCCTTCAATACCGGTTCATACGTTTTGGGATTTAGGTATTAGTGATGCTATGTCTATCTGGTTTGTTCAAGCGATAGGGAAGGAGATTCGCTTTATTAACTACTATGAGCATTCAGGTGAGGGTATGGCGCACTATGCTAATTACTTGGAGAACTTTAAACGCGAGCATAACATTCAATACGGTGAGCACTTTGCACCCCATGACGTAGAGGTTAGGGAGTTAATGAGTGGCAAGAGTCGCAGGGATACAGCTCTACAGATGGGAATAAGATTCAGGGTAGTAGCACAGCACAAGGTAGCTGATGGATTAGAGGCCACTAGACGACTGTTTAGCCGGTTCTGGTTTGATGAAAACAGGTGCAAGCATGGCATTGAGTGCCTTAGTCAGTATAGATACGACTACGACGATAAGAATGGAGTGTTTAGGGATAGGCCGGTACATGATTGGTCTAGCCATTGTGCTGATGCTATTAGACAGCTATCAATGGGTTGGAATGACATACTCACACAAAAAGAGCGTACATTTCAGCCGACAATAGCCAAGATGGATTTCGAAGTATTCTGATGGACGCCACTGATAAACATATTGAGCATTGGTATGTAATATTCAAGCCAAGCGATTTAAAGCACTGGATATTTAATTGGCTTAATCCTGAGTTCCAGCACTGTTACGCTGTTAAGGAGAGTCCAGGGAAAGAGTTCTGGATAATAGTGGATGGCAAGAACTGCTCAACCGATGTGCGATTGGAGTCAAAGCTAGATTATCCGCATATCCGGTGTTTAGCGCCTGATAGTGTAATACTATCAATTAAGGCTATAATACACCCAGAAAACTATCGCTATACGCTGTGTATTTTTAACTGTGTTGAATTGGTTAAATCAGTGTTAGGCATTAAGGCGTTTTGGTGCTGGACACCATATCAATTGTATAAGGGGTTGAGAGATGGGCGATTCAATTAAACGTCATCACAAAAAGATGACAGAGTTCACTAAAGAGCGCGTCCTTGATCCTAGAGGTGCTGGCACTGGGATTAGTGGTGATGAGGCAGAGGGAATAAGAACCAAGACGCATCAATTAACAGAAAAGCCATTCAGAAAGGGAACTACTTCAGCGGCTAGGGATGCAAAGCAAATGGCGCTCAAGCAGCAGCAAATGGATAAGATTGCTATTGCACAAACAGAGGATGAAATGGCAAGACGCAGGGCGGGTGCTGGTGGTAAGTCTGGACGCAGATCGCTCATAGCATCGTCACCCTCTGGATTAGCTCAAACGCTAGGCGGTGCATAATGGATTTACCAAACGGCATAGGCAGCATTGAGGAGCTATTAAAGCGGTTTAAGGTAGCTAAGGAGCGCAGAGAGTTGTGGCGCTCTTTGTTTCAAGAGGCTTATGATTACGCTTTGCCACAGAAAGAGACATTTAACCTGCATTCACCTGGACAGAAGAAGAATCGGCATATCTATGATTCTACGGCTGTTGCGGGTGTTCGTGTCTATGCTGCCCGTATCCAGTCAAGCCATACACCGCCATGGACAGAGTGGATGAACTTTGTTGCCGGTACTGATATACCCAAGGATGAAAGGGCTGGCATCAATCAGAAGTTAGAGCAATCAACTGAGATATTCTTTAATCACCTGAATCAGTCAGACTTTAGCAATCAATCAAATGAATCAGATCAAGACATGGCGGTTAGTACGGGCGCATTGTTCTTTGAGGAAGGTGATGAATTACAGGGCGAGCCATTATTTAAGTTCACATCAATTCCATTGAGTCAGTTGTACCTTGAGCCTGGTGATGGACTTAAGAACACAGGATGGCGTGAACATGAGGTACAGTGCAGGGATTTGAAATCATTATGGCCTACTGGTGATTTTGGTGCCGATCTTGATAAGAAGATGGAAAAGCAGCCTGATGATAAGGTTAAGATTATCAACGGTGTTATCAAGTCAGGCATGGAGTTCCATCAAGTCGTTATCTATGAGGCGGCTAAACAGCTTATCTTTACGCAAATGTTCACTACCTCACCGCTTGTTATCTATCGAACAAACGTTATTCCTGGCGAGTCCTATGGACGTGGCCCTGTATTAGACGTGTTGCCTGATATTAGGACGGTTAATAAGGTCAAAGAGTTTGTACTTAAGAACGCCGCATTACAGATGAGTGGCGTATATACAGGATTGTCAGATGGTAGCTGGAACCCTCACACCGCTGTTATTGCACCTGCCTCAATTATCCCTGTTGGTTCGAATAGTAATCAGAACCCATCAATCAGGGCATTAGAGCATAGTGGTCGTATGGATGTTGGTATGCTCATTATTGAGGATTTGCAGGCTAATATTAACAAAGCACTATTTGCCAATCCTATGGGTGAGGTAGATGATCCAGTGAGGTCTGCTACTGAGCAGATGTTACGCACCCAAGAAATGCTAAGAACGTCAGGCAGTGCTATCTCACGATTGAATAACGAGAAGATTAAACCGATTGTTGAACGTGGTGTTGAGATATTAGCGCGTAATGGTCGATTGCCTAAGATTAAAGTGGACGGTAAGCAAGTATCTATAGCTATGCAATCACCACTGGCCAAGGCTGAGGCTATGGAGGACTTTAATAGCTTCCAAGTGTGGTTTGCTCAAATGTCACAATTACCGCCAGAAGTATTTGCATTGGGTGCCAAGCTGGAGAATATCCCTAACTGGACTGCTGAGAAGCTAGGACTGCCGACTAATGAGCTAGCAAGGACAGAGGAAGAGATTAAAGCGGCATCTGAGCAGATTATTCAGCAAGCACAACAGCAAGCACCCGGGGGGCAAATGCAATGAGCGCACTACCTGAGAATGATTTAGAGTCGTTTATTGATGAGGGCATGAAACAGGCTGACGCATTCACTAAGCTGGCTGATAAGAATGCTGTTCTATTACATAAGATATTCATGCAGTCAGAGGATGGCGCTGAGTTATTGGCCAAGTGGAAGAATGATCTAATCATGGTGCAAAGTATTCACCCGCATTCAACGCAGTTTGAAGCGGGATTGATGGAAGGTATGAAGGTATTCGTTAGAAATATCATAATTCAAATTGAATCAGTGGAGAGTGAACTATGAGTGAAGAAGCAGAAGTACAAGAGGTAGATAATGCGGCTATTGTCGCTGATGCTATTGAGCGTCCTGAGCATATCCCTGAGAAGTTCTGGGATAACGAGTCAAAGTCAGTACGGCATGACGATGTATTGAAGTCTTACAATGAATTATCAAGCCGGTTCGGTGCCTTTACTGGTGCGCCTGAAGCGTATGAATTTACACTATCTGAGCAATTAGCAGAGAATGGTATTGAATTGGATTTAGAGAACCCATTAATCAGTCAATTTACTGAGATGGCTAAAGAATCCAACATGTCGGCTGATATGGCTAACAAGCTGATCAATATGTTTGTTGAGGGCCAATATGCTGATTCATTAGGTGCAGATGAGGCAGAGACAGCGCGCGTATCCAGTGAGATGGAAAAGCTAGGCGATAATGCTGTACAGCGTGTCAGTAATATTACTAACTGGGCTAAAGCTAATCTAACCCCTGAGCAGGTAGAGGGATTGCAGGAGGCGACTACTACCGCGGCGGGTGTTCAGGCAGTTGAGGCATTAATTGCCAAGTCACGTAATGCGCCTATGCAAAACAATAATGTCAGTGATGCCGGTTCTGTGAGTATGCAGGAGTTACAGGCTTTGCAGTTTGCCAAAGATGAACATGGTAATCGTAGAATGCAGACTGATCCAGAGTATGCAAAGATGGTACGACAAAAGTTCGCTGAGGCTATGCCTGGTGAGAATATTGTAACGGTAGGCTAATAAAAGGGTGAAATCATGAAAGTAAGTATATTAGATCAGAATGGCGCACAATTAACAGGCTGGAAGTATTGGCTAGCTATCGTTGTTGTTGTAGGTGGATTATCTTCACTAGGCTCTGCCTTTCCTGATTTCACGCCTTTGCAGCTATACAATAACTATGATAGTTGCGATAAGGGGTAACTATCATGGCATTCAATCAAGATACATTTGCACCGGTAGGGCCGCAATCTACAGCGGCTCCATCTGTATTTACGTATGAAACACCAGACACGATACTGCAATTAACCAGTGCTGGGTATTTCATTGATAAGGCTGGACAGCTTGAAGAAGGCGACATCATCAACACTGTATCAGGTGATGGTTTTGTTATTCTTGGTGTTACAGCCACCACATCAACCGCCGAGGTCATGGTTAGCTCAACCGCTACAC